GTGTGTAGGTATCGCAGAATGAATTGTGGCAACAATATGGCAAAGAAACGTAAAAAAACTAAATATCGTCACGTTGTAATTAATAAAAAGAGATACTATTTTTATAAGATCTCTTGGTTTGATATAACCGGTGATGCCGGCCATGCTACGGCTGAGGAGTTTGATAAATTTGAATGCTCAAAAGTTATTACGTTTGCGTATATCTACAAACGTAATAAGAAATTCATTTGGACTTTTTCGAGTTATGATGAAAAGGATGAAGCTTACTCAGACAGGAATGTCTTTCCTACAGGAGTTATAACTGATATAGAGAAGAGAAATGTTTAGTGAAGATATGAGTGAAGAAGATCTCAGCGAAGACATGTATAATATATGGAAGGAGGATTTCGATAATATGGCTAAAAAGAAAAAGCTTAAGAAGAAAAAGAAAAAAGCTAAAGCTAAGAAGAAAAGAAAATAATGAATAAAGCCGTCAAGAAACTTAGAAAGCTTAAAGATCAATTCGATAAGTTAGAAGAAAAAGAAGATGATCTTTTAAATCAAATTGATGAAGCTATTGATGAGTTAGAAGAAGACCAAGACGAACCATTAAATTAATAATGTGGAATCCGGATAAGGTGATAACTATATCTTTACTACTACTGATTGTGGTGGGGATTTATTGCCTTGTCTTGAACCTTTACTAGATGTCGAATTGGCAGCAATACTTTTTGGTCCTTTTTGTTTTTTCTTTGTTTTGGTTTTTGATGGTTTTTGGTCCAATAATGCAGCTTCGGGGGTAACGTTTAAAATCGGTGCGTAGTCGTCTAAAATTTGTTTCATTTTCGCTTCTAGTTCTTGCTCTGACATGTCTTCTAATTTCCCATGTTTTATTATTTTTCGTTCTATGTATAATCCTGCTGCCTTTCCTCGATTTGTTTCTGCGTTTACTGCAGAGGAGAAACTCCCTTTCTTTAAAGCAAGTTCCTTTATCCGAGACAGTTCAGCCACGTGCCCGTCATAACTGACGGCAAATTTTTTAAGTCTCTCTTCCTTAAGTTTACCTACATGTTGTACTACCAATGGACTGAGTCTAGGATTTAGAAGTTCTGATCCTTCTGATCTTGCCCTCTTAGAACTATACCCAGCTGCTATGGCTGCTTCACCTTGAGTCATAGGCCCATCTACTCCACCGAATACTACGAACTCGGCGAATCTCTGTTGCATTTCAGTTAATCTCTTAGGAACACCCATATTGACAATTTAAGGTAACATTGATAAAAAGTCAATATGAAGAAAGAAAAAACAATACATGAATTAGCAAAAGAATTTCCCAATAAAACTTATATAGAACTAGAAAAATATAGGAACGCCGATCGTCAGGCAGAAGCTGGTGCTTGTATAATGGGAGAAATGAAAAAAGACAGAGAAGACTTAAGTTGGCAAGTGAAATATAATGAGGAACATAAACTCCGTCAGGAAGCTGAGGGAGAGTTAAGTATTATGAAAGGAATTGAAACGAATCGAGTGAAAGAAGCGCAGGCGAGATGTAATCAGTTGCAAGATGAGTTAGATAGAGTCAAGAGAGATAATAATGATTTGTTCAATCGAGTTGCTGATTCACTTGAAGTTGATGAGTCGCATCAAAAAATGAATGGAAAACTACAAGAAAGATTGACAGAGTTAGAGGAAGAGAATAAGAAGATGCACGAACATTTAAATAAACAAGTTGAGAATGCTCGAAAGTCAGGAATGTAATGAGGGTCAAAGACCTACAAGAATTTTTAGCTAAATTTACTGAAGGTAAATCAGATGGTAGTCGTCAGGGTAATGCTATTTCTAATGCAGTTATTTTTGTTGAGAAGGAGGGTCGTCTTCATGAGATTAGACGCATGGAAGTGCATGATCATGCTGTTCCAATCATAGGTCACAAAGGTCACACAGCTCATAGACTTGTCCTGAAAACTGTAAAAGAATCTCCACTTATTATGCCGACGAAGCTTAAAGATGACTACTAATGTTCCTTTAAAAAACAAATGGCTCCTGAACGTAAATTATATCAAGATCTTAAAAAAAATACCAAAGGAATCATCTGGAATCGTATTGAAAACCTTAGCTTACTTGGCATGCCTGATGTATTGGGGTACACTAGTTCTGGCCACTTTTTCACTGTTGAATTAAAAGTCGCAAAGGGAAACAAAGTCAAGTTTTCACCACACCAAATTGCCTTCCATAAGTCACATCCAAAGAATACATTTATCCTAGCCCGGACCCTCGGTCCGTGCTCCTTGAAACTTATTCCAGGAGCCATGGTCCATGACCTGTGGTCCGTGGGCCACGGAGCTTGGAGCTCAGTTACTTGGCTTGAAATTCAAAAAACTTTTGAAGCTTGAGGCTTGCAGCTTGGCGCTTGTTGCTTGACGCTTGCAGCTTGCACCTTTTGGCCGGTAGCCATGGGCCTTGGCCCACGCTTCATGGATCTTATTTATTTTAGTGTTTCGGGTATGTGACATGTTTGACTTCTGGATTCCAGCAGCGTCGACAGCTGCCGCATACGTTGCCTTGCTTCGAGGCCGGGCAGTCTCCGCCTGTGTCCACAACCGTGGACCAATGAGACCAGGCATTGCCGGGCTTGCTATTATTCTTCGCGTTGCTTAATCTTATTACCAGGTTGTCTGGGTATGAGCCCAGCGGTAAGTACTTGCGCTCCTGTGTTGGCAGCCAGTGCATGGTCCCTGGAGTATTATTACAAACTTCAAAAATTTTCTTGAGATGCGCGACGCCCTGGATATCACCTGAGTCGTGCCAGCGGAAATGCTTCTTTTTTTTAACTAGTGTTGTCATAGCCTCCACCCATTGCGGATGGTCCAGGCTCTTCAGCCGGCGTTGCAGCGCAGTCTTCACATTCGGGAATCTATAACGGCCGCGGTTGTCGGCGTAGCATTTAAAGCATGGTGTGCCGGGGATCTTGGCCAGCTTCTGGCCAGTCTGACAGGCGCTCGCTGGCAGGTTATACGAGCCTTCAGGCATTTTGCCTGGTGCGCTCAGTCCTCCTGTTATTTCTTTCGCTTCTTTCTTTAACATAAAATTTTATACTATCTAAACATGGTCATATTGTGGCGCTTGCGGCTTGAAGCTTGTGGCTTGTTGCTTTGGCCATGGTCCAGGATCCGCTTGATGCTTGGAGCTTGAAGCTCAATCTCGGGGCCGAATCTGGCCCAGCCCTTAGCCATGATGTTGAGCTCTAACAGCAGCGTGGACCATTGGGCCACGCTACAGTTTTTAACTTTTAATGTTACAGTCTTAGTCAAGTAGCACCATGTATTCTTTAGCAAAATAACGTCTGAAAAAATCCAGCCCATTGCGCACGATCTGCCAGTCATCCTGGTTATCACTGAAGCCAGGTCCTTGGCCCATGGCTTTGTCCTTCATCTCAGTCATCATGCTTTTATACATTGTGTAGTCGTATACACAGGCTGCGAAGCCAGGCAGTGTAATTGACTCACCGCTCAAGCCGTTCGTTCTTTTTACCATAGCTGTTGAATGAGATTTAATCTCAAAGGCAGTTTCATTTTTTTATTGTTATAGTTTATTGTTGTCATAGTCTTAACCTTATCATTTAAAATCCTACTAGTCAAGCTTGCAGCTTGGAGCTTGTGGCTTGCAGCTTTTTTCTTTTTTTAATTTTTTTGGCCAAGTGCTCTTAGAGGCTATCTGATTTCTCAGAGGTATAGCTTTGCTATCCACTTGACCGAGATCCAGGTGGCCAGCCGCGTTATTCAACGGACCATTGGTCCAGCGTCCTGGATCTCGCTCAAGTTTGGTCAAGTGAGATTGTGTGTGAATTAGGAAGGCAAACAACCCAGTTCCAATTTCCACATAAAGAGCCGATAAATATCGAATCTCCACAGACCTCGTTTAAGGTTAGTCAGACCCCCACTTGACCCGAGATCCGCTGGCTAATATTCATCCCAAGGGCAGATCTCGGCTCAAGTTTAAATGTCAAACAAAAAGAGTATTGCTAGTCCGACAAAAAACATAATGGGGTAAAACCATAAACTATCAATCATCATCTTGGCAATCTATGCACAGATTTTTTGCTCTATCTGACCACTCGTCATTTTTAGGTGTGCAACCACAATTATGACATTTATTCATAAAAACTATATCGAGTGCCGTGTTATAAGTTATCTCTTTATTATTCATTATCCCTTATAATCCCTTGACTTTAAAAAGTCAAGGGTATAAAACTTTATTTTTAACTGAAAGGACACAATGGCTAGAATAAGAAACAATCAAGGACATAGGTCAAAGATACTTAATATCTTTATGCGACCATTTCTTGAACAAGAACTAACACAAGAAAAAGAGGCATTTGACCAAGCAAGAGAAACTATCAAACCTCTACAAGATAAAACTTGGCAACTTGCTAAAAATATTGTTGGTAGGTTTTATACCCCTAATGATGTTAAAATGGCTTATCATCTTCAAAACAAATTTCCTAATGTAAATACTATTGCAAAAGATAGTTGCTTTCATTTTGGTTATATGAATAAAGCTGATGGTGATGCTACTGAAACTGATGGCGAGTATAATGAGGAAAGTCGCCATAGAGATAATGATGATGATGAAGATAAGTACATCACAAAGCATTTTGATTTTCGTTTAGACGGAAATATAAATGGTAGTGAAAATAGTAGGCAAAATGATTTTGCTTATGCTTATTTTCGTGATGAGTTAAAAGGTAAAGTTAATAAGGGTGAGAAATGTAATCCTGATATTAACATTGAACAGAAATGGGGTGATGGTAGTGGCGAAGAAAATCACTCTAATCCTCATTGGACACAAATAGATAGTGCCAATTCAAGAGAACTCGGTTTGAGTGGTGGTAGAGATAATCAAACTTGTTATGCACGTGAGTGGAATAATGATTATGAACTTGATTTGATTGGTAGAGAATATTGCCGAGATAGACAAATCGGTTGCGATCAAAAAGAGTTTGCAATTTTGATGACTTGGCAACAAGCAAAACAAAAGTTAATCATGGCACATACTAAATGGATTGAAACTATTTTAGAACAGATGAAAGTTTTAAAATCTGGTTTAAGAGATCATGTCTATTTAGAACAATCAATCGACATGGCAAAGAAAATGGGTTTAACAATATCTGAAACTGATATCCTTGCAACTACATCAAAGGGGATTGTAGTTTCAAATACAGATATATTAAATCACTTGGCTAGTCTAAAAAACAAAACACAAACAAGAGATCAGAAAATACTGGCACGTCAAATATACGATCAACAACAAGCTAAAATCTAGGCATTGACATTAGTGGGATTATAGTCCATAATCCCACAATGGACAAATCAATAAAAAGCAATAAAAAGTTCAAAATCAAATACACTAAACAAGATGGCGAAGAAGTAAGACGTTTCGGCATTTTAACTGATAACTGTCGTGGATTTGGGAGTAGACAAAAAGACAGTAGACCATTTTTACATTACTATGATCTAGATAAAAAAGGATATAGATATGCAACTAACTGGGAGATATTATAATGGCTGATAAAGAAGTAAAACTACAAGGCAATAAAATGTTTCGCACTTTCAAAACTCAAAAAGAATTGAGTGATTATATTGAGCAACATATTCCAGAAGAAAAAAGATTATTGTGGCTCGGCGCAATGTTCGGAATGAACTTTGTTGCTAACCAAGTTAATGAAACATTTGACTTGAAATATAAGGACAAGAAATGACAAGAACTGAAATCACAGTAGTAATTGGTTTTGTTGTTTATCTATTCATTATGTTTTGGATTGGTGGTATTAGATGAAGTATTGCCAAGGTCCAATTTGCCATGAGCATAAAACAAAGGACCGCATACGCGGTCCTAAAGGTGATAAGCGTTATGAAACTCGCAAGAGATCTGAGTTCTATTACAATGGCAACTTCTGTTCTTTAGGTTGCCAAGATGATTGGTTCCGAAAGTTTGGCACACGAGCCATTGATCACTTCGGTAGAGTGGTTGAGGCTAAGCGAACCAGTTGCGATACTGCATGGTATAAGAGTAGTGATTGGAATAGGAATAGTGGAAGTTATGATCAGTATTACTTCATCAATGATTTACTTGGTCAACGCATTCGAATTACACAACAACAATACAATGATAAAGATTTAGTTCGTCCATAACTAAATGGTCGAGGCGCTAACGCGCCTCGGCTCTTGGTCCACCCCCCTCACGGGGGCTGGACCCCGCAGCAT